TCTTCCATTATATTTCTAACCTTTCTAGTTGAAAACTTTCTAAAGCTTTTAATTTATCTTCGGCTTCAGCAATTTTTCCAAATTGTTTATCTAGTTCATCTAGATGCTGCGGATGTTCACCGATTCCGACCGGATTTTCTAAAAATATCTTAATAATTGCATGAGCAGCTGCAATTTCTGCTTCATATTTTGCTTCAAGAGCATCTAATAAAGCTTGTCTCATTAACAATCCCATTTCCTTAATGACTTATTAATTCTTGAATTAGGGTCTCTTGCTGTTTTTGCTGAAGTTAGTTTCTTTTTCATACCACCCATTCTTGCACAGAATGATTTACGTCTTGAACTTGTTTTAGATTTTGTTGGTGCTTTAAGTGTGCCGCCTTTATAGCTGGCTCTACCTTTAGCGTTTAGTCCACCCGATTTGGATTTACCTTCTTTTCTAGTCCAAGCTGCAGAAGCCATTATGCCTTCCTTCTTTTAGCCATCTTTTTAAAAGTCTTAGCTAAAGCTTTTGCTCTACCTGTACAACCAGGTTTAGTTATTGGTGTACACTTACCTTTAGTGCCTCGTTTTTTAATCGATTTATTTACACCTTGGATCCAATCCTTAGTCATTATTTCTTCTTTTTATATTGAACTTTAACACCTTTTTTCTTAGCAGCAACTTTTGCTTTCTTCATTCCTGCTTTTGTATATGCGAAATGTTTATTTCCAACTTTAGGCATTAACCCTCATTTAAAATTGTTTTACAACAACTACAATATTTAACTTCTTTTCTAACAGCAGTGTCTATGTGGTCACAGACAATTTTAGCAACACATGTACAAATTTTTATTCTAAATAACTTAGCAATAAGTTTTTTCATGATTACTTAAACCTTGCCACCTTTTTTATACATAGCTCCACCCTTCATACCCATATCAGATGGGTAATAACCAGATGCGTTATCTCTTCTTGCAACAGGGCCCATAGTTCCACCCATGTTTTTTTTAACTCTTTTTTTAGAAGACTTATTTCCTCTTGGATTAGTAGTCTGTGTGTTAAATCTTGGATTTGCCATAATGTTTTTCCTTATATTGATTTTATTTTTTGTTGTCTACCTTATTATTCCTAAATATTTGTGTACCTTTTATACCATAAATACTCGCCACTACAAGTATCCATAAATTAGTGAACCATGACGGTAATGCTGCAAAATGCTCAAAGAAGATATTTATCTTATGCATAGCTGCCGGATCATCACTTATAACCCCATATGCCAGAATTGCTATTGGCGCCGAAAGAATTATCAAAACGGCTTCGTCTTTCCAATCTGAATCTCTTGATTGTAAAAGTTTTCCTTGGTAAGCTTCTTCACCTCGGGCCATCTTTTCTGCGTGCATGTACTGAGCATCAGCCATACGCATCTTAGTTTCCTGCCTCTTCTTAAAAATGTGCGAGCCTGCGGAAACGGCTAATTTAATTGCCGAGAACCACATATTACCACCACTTAACTGAAGATTTTTTTGAAGCAAGCATTCTTTTTTGACCACCAACTCTATTCATAGTCGGTTGTCCTAAAGGAACCTTAACAACTGTCTCTTTAGCATATCCATCTGAATTTGTTGTAAGTGTATTAGTTCCATCTGCTCTTGGTGTATCAGACACAACTTTTCCAACATATTCTGGATTGTTTCTTGTAAAAAATGTTTTTCCTTTTCCCATATTTTTCTCCTATGTACTTATTATATACTATCTTCTCGGACCTTTCAAGATCCTAACGTCTGTTTGTTTCATTCTATCTTGTTGCCTTTTGGCGTCAATACCCATTTGAGTTTTTTCCAAAGAAGTGTCGGCTCTTAGCTCTGCCAATTCTTCATTTTGGTCCATTTTCTCATCAAATTGTTGTTGACCCATAAGATTCTTAGATTTTTCCATATTAATTTTTTGTTCTTCTTGTTCACGTTTGGCAACATCATCCATAGCCCTTAAATCTAACTCTCTAGACTTTAATTTAGCAATAGGGTCATTAGCCATATCTCCCATTATTTTATTTTCTTCTTCCATAAATTCTTGAGTCATTTCTGCAATTAATTTAGCTTTTCTAGACTCCATAGCCATAGACATTTGCATCATTTGTTGTTGAACTTGCGGACTTTGCCCTAATTGAGGGTTTTGTTGAATTTGTTGTTGTAATTGCATCAATTGTTGAATTTCTTCTCTCATCTCTACCTCGATTTGCTCTTGTGCCATTAAAGAAATATGTTCAAAGATGTTTTTTTCTAATGCGCCCAACACAACAGGGTTGTTTCTAGCCAAACTAGTTGACATAAAATTTAAATGAGTTGTAATATGCGCCTGGTGATCCTGCCCTTTAAACGCTTGGAAAGGTTTATTAGACATCGACATTATATTTTCAGTTGCAGGGTCTAGTGGACTTGGTTGAGTTGGTGGTGGTAATATTTGATCAATATTTTTTACACCAATTGCTTCATACATATGTCTGTATGCTTCGTATAAGTTATGCATTTGTGGATTAGATTGAGCTAATTGTAATTCTGTTTGTGCTAAAGAAATTCTTTGTGATTGAGAAAAAATATTAGGGTCTGCAACAGGTACGATATCTATTTTTTCATCAAAATCTGCTACTTTAATATTTCTTTCCCCACCCACAACATCATAAGGATATTCTTGTGGTAAATAAGTTTTAAAAACTCCAGCTAATAATTGGAACTCGCTCTTCATTGCTACATAAAGTCTTTTATGTATTGCTGACATGACTCTTGAACCACGTTCTAAGAGAGCTATAGTCGTTCCAACAGCGGCCTGTTGGTTGCCATCCCCGACCTGCATGTCAGCGATGGAGGCAAATCTTTGCCCTGCTTGTACCACTATTCCCATCAACTGTAACAAAGTCTGTGATGGTTCTTTGAATGGTAAAGGCATAAATGCATCCTTGATACTTCCACCAGGTGCATCGACATCTCTGAATTCGCCAGGCTGTATTGACTGAGCCTCATCTCTAACACGTATTCCACGTTGTTTAAATCCCGAAGGCAGATTACTTAATGTACCTGCATCCAATAATTGTCTTAATGCAGTAGTTGCCGTTCTTGACAAACCACCGATCATATGAATTAAACCAAAACCATAAAAACCCATTCCCGGTAAAAATTTAAAATGTACAAAATACTCTTGTTTTTGTTTAGTAGAGTCTTCTGCTGCATAGTTTCTTCTAATTGATAATATTTCTCTACTTCCTAATTCAAGGGAAACAATATATGGAAGTTTAATTCCAGTCATTTCTCCTTCTGAATCTTTATCTTCAAAACCTTCTAAATCTAAATCAGTGTGGACTTCAAGGATTGTAAATATATCTTCATCACGAGTTCTTCTAACTCCTTCAAGTTCTCTTTCTTTTTTCTGTACTTCAGATTCTTCATTATAACCCGGTTGTAATTCTACATCAATATAGAAACCTGATACTTGTTTTTTTCTAACATCATTCTCCGACATTTTAATAACATGAATAACTGCTTCTGCATCAGATAAATAAGTTGCAGTATAGGGTACCAATAAATCATCTGCTGGTACGAATTTTGAAACGGCTCTACCTAATAGCTCATCGTAATAAACTTTTTTAAAAGCAGAGCCGCTGAGAGGTAAATAAAAAAGCATTTGATCGAACTCGGGTTCATACTCTTTCATTACATCCATGAGCTGATAGTTCATGAATTCTTTGACCCTAACTGACTGGTCTTCTTTTTGTCTATTTACTGCACCAATAACTCTAGTGTGTACAGGACCAGTAGCCGGTAGTAATTCTTTGTAAGCTTGAGCTTGAAACTGTGTTACTGCTTCTGCCAGAACTGGGTGGGTTGCACCTGAAGCTCCTTGGAAAGGTTGTGTTGGGTTTTCATATTTAAAACCTAAAAGGTCTAAACCTTTTGTGTAAGAATCTTCCCAATCTGCTCTAGCAGCCTTATACGTCATGTAATTTTCTGATAACTCTGAAGCCAGTTTTCCTAAGATACTTTCTTCTAATAACTCTGCTAAATTATCTCCGTGACCGTCGCCGCCGGGTTGATTAACTGCTTCTGGATCAAAATTAATTGTAGCACCACCATCTTCTTCGGCAGTTACGTCTATACTATCTGGACCAACCTGTTCTTCAACAGTTTCCATTTTTTCTTCTTGAATTTCTTCTTCTCCGGGTATTTTAAGTTCTGTCTCTACGTTTGGTAGAGCTTTGTCTATATCTGCCATTTAATTTCTCCGAGTTCTTGATTGTTGTATCTTGTTTTAAGGGAACATTCAAGCCTTGTGGATCAGGTCCTCTTAATGGTGGGATTTGGTCCCATTTAACATGTTCCATGTTTTTAACTAATGTTTTATTTTTTATCATACGTTTAATTCTCCTTAATTAAAAAAATCCTCGTCAGTTCTATTTCTATCTTTAAACATTTTGTAACCTTGATAACCCATTGAACCTAAAGTTGCTAGTCCCCCTGCTATAGATAGTGCCCCTACCGCTGGAGCTGCTGCTACTGCGCCTAAACCTAATCCAGCTATCCCCATTAAACCTCTTGTTGCTCCCATCTTAGCTAAGCCCTTCATTCCTGATTTCATGAATGCTGTGGGTAAATAAGTCCAAGGATTTGTTAAAGTATCTTCAGTACTTTTACCAGATTTAATATCTCTTGCAACAGACATCGCTGCTGTTGGTAAAGCTATTGCTGGCGACATAAATGCATTAAGACCTAAACCAAGAACCCCTTTTCTTAATCCAAGTGCGGACATAATTCTGCCGCTTCTTCCAGGATTAACTAAGTCACCGGTAGTTCCTCTTAGTTTAGTGTCTTTTGCAAGATTTTCAATTTGATTTAATCTGTCTCTTGATTCTCTTATAACTTGTTGACCGCTCTCAGTTATTCTTTTTACTTTTCTACCATTTTTATATAAAATTTGTTTTATAGTTTTTCTAAGAGCTCTTGCTTCCTGGTCTAATTCTTTAGGCATCTCAAGAAGTTGTGCTTCACCCGCCCTTGCCGCATTATAAACTTGTTTTACCATTGATGCAGATAATGCACCAGTTGCTGCTAATTCTATTTTACCTTCGTTATCAAGAATGAAACCCATGTCATCTAAATCTCGTTCTATATCATCCGCAATAATCATTCCTTCCATTTGTCTGTCGTTAGTAAGATAAGTATTAGGGTTATCATTTCTAAATTGTTGTACTAAAGCTGCTGATCCTCCACCCGCAATCACGGCTCCGGCACCGAGGGCAATTTTACCTTTAAGACTTCCTGAAGTTTTAAATGCTTGTAGGAATCTTGTGCCAGCATTTTTAACTTTTTCAGCTATGCCAACTTTTTTATTTACTTCTTGAGTAAACTTAACCGGGTCTTCATCAAACTGTTCCGCTACTTGAGTCGCACAATTTCCACCTTTAGCAAAACCTATTCTTCCACCGTTGGCTGCTTTCATAGCTACAAGATCACAAATATTGTTTTTATTTGTTTTACCAAGTTGTATTAATAATCTTTTTAAAGAAGCTTGTTTTAAACCTACATCCGGTACTCCTTTTTCTACTAATTTTTTGTATGCATTTTCAGAAAAACCAGCTTTCGTAAATAATTTTGGATTTGTTCTTGCATATTTATTAAACTCATATTTTCCACCTTTTGATAAGTCTTGTTGTTGTTTTAAGGCTTTACGTATTTCTTTACCCATATTTAAATCTTCAAATGATTTAGAAGCCGGACCATAATCAAAAGTTTTAAAATCTTGGTTTACTTTTCCAAAACTAACATTTAAATCTTTGGCTATTTTGTCAATAGCATTTAATTTTACAATATTTTTTTCTTTAATAGCGGCACCATACCTGTCATCTAATACTTTTTTAAACCCTCTATTTAATTGTTTTGTCATAGGATTGACTCTGACCAGTTCTTCAGGTTTAGCTTCTAAATACTTTCTTAAAGTGCTTTTAGCTAAAGGATGATCTAGTTCAAAATTTAAATTAGGATATTTGTCAATAACAGCTTGTTTTATTCTAAAATAAGTATTTAAATTTTTTCTTATGGCTTTCCATTTTTCAGGTTGGTATAGAGGTGTTCCTTTGTTTTTTATGTCTCCAAAAGCACTATAAAATAATTCGCTAACTTTATCTTTTTGGTGAAGAACAATTTTTCCTTTATAAAGATTATTTAAAGTATTATCTAAATTATTGCCTTCATCTACCAACCATTTTAATTCTGTTTCTGGAACCCCCATTCTTTTATTCCAAATGTTTTTTTCTAAAGCTTTAGCTTGTTCTTTTAATTCTTTTACAGTAACACCATATTTTGCAGCAAGAGATTGAGGGGTAATATCTACTCTTCCTGATTTTAAATCTTTTACTAATCTTTCTTTAATTCGTCTCAAGTCCATTCGGCCTTCTCCAAATTCATGTCCAAGAGATCTTGCTTCAAATTCTGTTGGGTAACTTTTATTTTTTTTTATAAAAGCTTCGACTTCAGGTTTTTTTAATCGTGTTTTTAAATTTTCTAATTGTATTCCAGGTACGTCATAAATAGACTTAACGTTAGCTTTTTCTTTTGCAAGTTTATTTAAAAATTCTAAACCATAGGTTTTAACAAATGGTTTAAGAGCATCTTTTCTTTGTTGTATTTGATATGCTGTAAGAGCCATTACACCTCCAGGATCTTAGCTAACCCACCTTTTGCTGCGTCAAACTTTTTAGGGTTATAATTCATTAATTCCACTCCTTGGGCCATGTCTCTATTTAAATAAAAATCTAAAGCTGTTTTCTGTTCACTAGAAGGTAATTGAGCAATTCTCATTGCTTCTTCTCTTGGAATATTTAATTCACTAATAGCTTTTTCTACATTTAATTGAAACTGACGTGGTGGTGTAGTTGTTTCAAATGTTTTAAATTTTTCACCTTTACCAGTTACTCCATCAACAAGTTTCATACTTTCACGTTTAAAAGGTTCTGGTATTTCATTTACAACACCTTTACCCACAGCCGCTCTTCTTGCCTGCATTTTTAATGCCATTCTTGTAGATAATTCAGCTAACGTTAAACCATAAATTTCTGATCTAAGTCCTTCATCGATATCGTCAATAAGTTTACCACCAAATAATTTTGGGTTATTCTCAACTAATGCTTCTGCTGCAAGTTCTGCATCATATTTATAATCCCCTGTTTCAAAAATATCATCAACCGCATCTTTAACTTTTTTCTTATTAATCTTTTTTAAAATAGCTTTAGCAATCCCACCGATTCTATACTCAGCTCTACCACCATCTGCAAATGGAATATCATCTGTAATTTTAAGTGTAAATTTATCAAATCCCGGGTCCGTTGGTCTTAAACCTTTAGCATCTGTAGCAGTCTCTATAATTCTTTTGGTAAATACTGCCATATCTTCTACTGATGATGTTGCTGGAATAAGTTCAGCTACTCTTGGACCAAAATACTTTTGAACTAAAACGATTGGGTCTCCATCAACTCCACCACCGCCTTCAGTAATATATTTTAAATCTTGTGGAGATATTGTATCTCTAAAAGTAGTTCTACCGACGTCATCACCTTCTTTTAAGGCGTTTAATAAAAATTCTCTAGATGATGCAGTTTTACCGGCAATATCATTTTTAGGAATAGTTTCCATAATAGCGGGTCTATTTGTTATCTCCGCCATCTTATCTAAAAATTGGTTACCTGATACAGAGGTATCATTTTTAATATTTGAAACTCTATCGGAAATTTTAGACATCAATGGGCTTTCAGCCAAAGGTCCGCTTTTACCAAATTCTGCAGGAATTATATTTCCACCTCTATCCTCATATGATGCAGGATCTATTTTTCTATTTTTTATATTATCAAAATTCTTAAGATTTAATCCTCTTAAAGACTCTAAACCTTTTCCCGTTAAATTCCCGGTTCCCGATGCCATGTCCGTTAAGTTGGCAACAGAGTCCCGGGTTACGGGACGATAGAAATCAGCCATCTTTGACATATTGTCAATTAGTTTATTTATTTGAAGATCGTTTAATTTGCCACCCGAAGCGTAAGACATAGAAGTCTCAATTTCAGGTAAAACTTTATTAAGCGGTAATGCTGCTAAAGATTCTGTGTTAATATCTGATTGAAATAATTTACCTTCTTCAGGGCCTTTACCCAAAAAGCTAATATTGGACCTTTTACCTAAATATTTTGATTCA